CTTGCGAAGTAAATTTTATTTTGTTTCTTACCCATTTTTATGGATTGTATTATTATCTAACTGAACCGTTGATTATGCTATTGTGATCTGAAGCACAAGTAGTAGCAACTTTAGTTGGGTTCTTTGGTAATACAGCAACCCATGCACTAATAAAGCTCTCTAAAGATGATTTAGTAGTAGTGTCGTTGTATGGCACAAAGATTCTTGATTGAGCTAATTCATTCTTGAAAGTTCCATCTGAGTCAGACCAAGGCACTCTATGTACTATGTCATAAGAGCAATAGTCTTTCTTGCAGTCAGATACAGTCTGTGAATCAATTCTTCCGCCCTTTTGTGGAAGTCCAAGTTGTCCTCTGTTGATATTGAAAGGCAAATAGCCCTTTCCTGCACCGTGAGTGCTTTGTGCATATTCCCAGAATTTAACCATGTATCCAAAGTTTTCAGGGATTTGCATATCTTGTTTATCAACAACCGCAGTGCTTCCTTTAGCCCATCCGTCAATAGGGAAGATATTCATCTTTCCATAGAAGTAAGCCTGTGGAGGAAGTGCGGGGTAGTTGCAATCACACTTTAATACATCTGGCTTAACGATAACACGAATACCACAATCGTAAGTAGTCGTAGTTGGGCTATCACCACAATTTACACAATCGCTTGAATTTGCAATAGGGTCAAGCGGATTGGGCTGGCTATTATCTTCCAGTTGATTACAAGGAGTAAGATATGTAGTTGTTACTCCATCATTAAAACCAATCTCAACAGTTTTGCAACTGTTAACCAAAAGTTTAATAGGGCAACAACCACCTGTTCCTTGAATTAAAGTAGCATGACCGTAGCCACCCAAAGCATCATTGATTTGAGCCACAACTCTTTTAAGTTGAGGAATCAATGTTTTTTCATTGTCGGCAAGCGAAACTGTGTTAGTTAAAACAGTAGCAGATCCGCTATCAATTCTAACTCTATTAATGGCATCAACCTGTAAGCAGTCAACACAACCATCATCTTCAGGAGTTAAACAGAACTCATAGTCCTTATCGAAAAGTCTCACAACTTCAATAGGCCAGTTCTTTCTTGGTTGTCTCCAATCAGGATATTGATCAAGCCCTTTGCGATAGAAAGAGTCTACCAGCCTACAAGCAACCTCATTGCAATCACCAGTAGGGCTGCAATCCCCACAAGAAGGATCAGAAGTGTCGGCAGTAAGCACAAACTCCTCTCCTCTATTCAAAGGATAGTACCCCCTTGTTAAGTTGTTCTCAAGTGATATTTTGAGGGAATATGAAGAATCTACATCAATACATTTAAAGAGGAAATCTTTAATCATTGGAAGTCCACACTGAGGTGGTTGAGCTTCGATAGCATCAATGTAGTTACCGAATAATTCTCCACCAGAAACAGTACGATATCCGTCAGCGATACCATCTCCATCAGAGTCAATGGCAACGCCAAACATAAGTCTATCTGCATTGGCAGCAGTAACACTTGAGTTATCTACTGTAACGAGCGTATCTGGGTTGGCTGCAAACAACTGCCCAGGCTGTGCGTTAATAACGGCATAGCTATCTCCGGCAGGGCAGGAAAATAAATGAGTTCCAGAGGCAACAAGCCCAAGATTACCTGCTGTTACTAAAACTGAAGTGTTGGCTACATTTTTTGCCATAGTGTCTTATTTTTTAATAGATTTTTTAATGTTTATATCTTTCCTGTATTCAGGATTTTGTTTAACTCAAGTTGATAACTATTCTGATCAGTTATGTCTCTTAATGCAATCAAAGCCGCTATATCTACTACTATTCTCCACGCATCGGTAGAATCTAAAATAAATCCCTGATTAACCGTTACCTTTTCGCCATCACCATTGATATAGAAGCCATCAGGCATTAAACTTGGTGCAGCTATTCTCGGTAGCCTCTTGTAATAAGATATACATACCCTGTTAACCTTAAAAGCATTATTGTGATACACATAAAGGCCCCCATCTCCTTCATCAGCCCACCCTTCACCAAATTCAAAACTTGGCTTTCTAAACGGGTCTTTAAGTATCTCGGATATGTCATCACTTTGAGCAATCCGAAGTATTATTGTCTTATCATCACAACCTCGGTTATCTACACATGAAACATCAGCCGTTTGGCGTAATCTCCTGTAATAGTCTTTAGGTAGTTCAAAAAGACATACTTTATTATCGTTCTTGTAAAACCCACACTCCCCACAATAGTCCTTAACTTCTGCTTTTCTCAGGTCTTCCCTGATCTGTGGAGTTGTCTCAACTAAAGATAATCGGTTAGTATAGTATATATCCTGTGCCTCGTTAAGGTAGGAGTCTATATCAATTATTTCAAATGATTCATTGCTTGAAGTATCACCCCTGTTTACCCGTCTTCGGAACTCTTGATGAAGCCTCGTAGCTGAAATAGCCATAGCAATTATCCATTTGTGTTAAAGGCGTTTGTTAGATGAGTAAGCTGCTCTAAGTCTGGATAATTCTTATCATCCTCAAAATACTTATATGCACTATCCTTACTTTTCACACCAAGTAATGCTTTTGTTCCGCCATCCTTGGTTTTCATAGTCCAATCACTGCCCAATAAAGGTCTTAATACAGACTTCCAAACAGCGAAGTTGACTAAGTGCATCCTGTTCAATTCTTCAGTAGTCTTTCCAGCCACTTCGATAAAGATTTGCTGATAAGTCTTGGTTGAATTGGGATAAGTGTTGACATTCGTAACCCATCTGTTCTCAACCTCAAGGATTAATGCAGTAGGATCTTCCGGTTTGTCTTCTTTAATTATATCTAAGGCCCTCGCCACAGAATTTAATCTATCATTGTTGTTTTTCATTCCAGCAAATAAAGCGTATGCTTCTATTCTGGAATCCAAGCCATCAGCTTTTTTAGCTTTCTGCTCGGCAACATCAATCATTTCAAATTTCTGATCCTTCGATAAATAAGGATTTCCTGTTTTGGAATCGGTAATATCTGGATCAACCATAAAGCACAGATACAAAAATCTGTCTTTAGATGAATTTAAATTTAGTTTAGCCTTACCATCCTCAAGAATAACTCTCATTTCAGAATGATCGAAAAAGGCATCGTACTTATTATGTATATCTACATCAGCACTTTTGATAATTTGACCCCTTCTGTCTCCTTTTTCATAACGTAGTTGAACCTTATCAACTAAGTCTTTTAAATCAGTTTCACTTCCACTAAAGCCCCAACGTCCAGTATTAAGATTGAACTTAGGTGTTAGTGGTCTTCTTGTTCCTAAAAAGGCATCAAGTTTAAAAGCACCTGCGTGCTCATAATTATCTTCTTTATTTGGATCCTGACCTTCTCTAAGGTTGAATTGCTGAGGTGAAAATCTTTTGAAAAATGCTCTATTCTGCTTAACCTGAATAATTACCTGTTTATCCATATAACTTTTTACTTACTTCTTTACTCCCTTTCCCCGACTTTATGAACTTAGTGTGAGGTGTAGGTGCGTTGTCGGAACCGCACCTACGTCACATATAGATACCCTAATATAAGTCTAATTAATAGCTGTACTTAGGCTTCAGCCACATAGTCAAGCTGATGTCGAATACAACAACTCCGAAATCAATGCCATAGAACATTTCATAGTATTGACCCCCGTGAGCTGGTCTGAACTTAGTTTGACCGTTGCTCGGACCTGCTGGGGTCCAAAGTCCTGTTACATAATCATAATATTCAGAACCTTTTCTCTTCAGCATTTTAACGTTTCCGTTCTTGCCGTTACCTAAACCAATGTCAAAAGCAATAGCCTCGAATGAAGTAATAGGATAGCCCGTTTTAGGCTCTCTAACACTTGTAATAAATGTAGAGTCAAATAAAGGCATATGTCCTACAACAATACGTCCAAAAGGTCTGATAAGATACTCGGTGAACTGATATGCAGGAAATGCATAACCTGACTGATAAGGATTGAATGATTTTGCACCACCCTTAAGAACGAAGTCAGTAGATTGAATCGTTGCTGTTTCTGCGAACTCTTCTCTGATCCATTGGTCAAACAATTCGATAAACCCTTGACCTCCCATGAACATTACATCACGGTTACCTGGTGCTACTCTATCAAACCAAACAGTGTTTAAGTAATTGACAATCTGTTTGATAGATCCATTCTCAATAGAATAAGGAAATACGTTTCCATCTTCTAAGAATGATAAGATACCAGGGCCTAATTCAAACTCATACAAGCTTGATTTATCAACAAGACCTTCAGCTTGTGTTCCGAAAAATGACCAGTATTCTTTTTCTCTTTCGATTTGCTGCATTGCCTGTGCCTCAATCAATGAAATGATCTTAGCGGTTTCAGGAAGTGGTGCGCCCGTTTTGTCGCACTGCGCAACAATTAGATTTGTTCTGTGTGCCTCGTCAGTAACTTTTACTTTCCACTTACCACGAGACATTTTAACCTGGAACTCTACGAATGAAAAGTTATTTCCAATCTGCAAAGTACCTGCGTCTTTACCTGCCTCTGAAGTAGTAGAGAATATCTTGCACCAGTAATCCCCCGGATTCAGGTATTCAGTAGGGAAGAATGCATTGACATCACCGTTATGGTTGACAAGTTTTACTTTATACTTAAATCCACCGCCATCATGAACAGGACCATCAACAATCAAAAGCTGATACCTCTTGTTTCTTTCAGGAGCGATAATGTCTGTTCTGCCGTACCAGTCAACATCAAGTTTAAGGCTGAACTCAGTGTTCATGATACCAGGACACTCTTGCTCTACGATATTCTCAAGCATGATAGCCTTAGCATCTCCTTTTCCAAACAACTTCCAACGAACCCATTTATCCTCAACTTCAACAGCTGCACCAGATCCTTCCAGCCACTGCATTAGGTGAGTTTTGTCCTTTGAAAGGCTACCCCTTGCAGCAGCAAGTGTTCCATCTCCATTGGCAGAAGCCATACGAGCAAGATAGGTAAGATCAGTCCAGGGTTTTACTTCTGGATTTGTCAGAAGCAATTTGTCCTGATCGACATACTTTGACCAATTATGTTGATTGGTCATATCCTGTTGGTAAACCTTGTATTTACTCTGGGTTACATTGTTTAGAAGTCCAGACATAGTGTGTTTTTATTTTTATAAATTTTATTAGATCAACTCATGCAGCCCTTCAAAGAAGTTGCTGTGAATCTTTTCATCTGATTTGTTTCCGCCACCTGCATTTCTGCTTACATGGCCTTCCAACGCTTCGTCAAGCTCGTCAACTGCTTTGTTCTTGCCGATGTCCTCGATACTTGAAAGATCGAAGCCATCCATTAGCAACTTAGCAAATGTCAACTGCTTTTTGATGTCGGAATTATAATTGTCAAGAGCTTTTTGAAATCCGGTTACTTTATAAGTTTTGCCGTCTTTCTTGATCGTTTCATCTTGTGAGAATAAGAACTTTTCTAACTTTTTCTTATCCGCATCTGATGATGTGCCGTAGATATCACCGGACTTGATAGCCGCTTTAATATCTTTATTCTTAGCCTCTTGATCTGCAAGGCGTGCTTTTTCCGCCGCCTCTACTGACTTTTTAATGTCATTTTCCATAGTTGATACTTTCTTGGCAAAGTATGATTTGGCTTCCTTAAATTCGGAATCTCCCTCATCTTCTTCCATAGCATCATCTACAAGTTTTGCAATCTTGGAATCCTTGATCCCTTTATCCTGATACATGGCTTTGATTACAGCTTCCTTGATTTGGAAATTTCTGTCATCATCCTCACTCAGAGATGCCGCAGCAATTCTCTTATAAGCCGATATCTCTTTAATATCTTCAGGGTCAACACCTTGTTGCAGTAAAGAAGCGGTAGTCATAAGGTCTTCACCATACGACTCTTCGTACTCTGTTCGGATGCTGGATTCAACATCCTTATAGATATTCTCGTAAATAAGTTGTTTTAATTCTTTGCCGGATATGTTGTCGGTAATCTTTACATCATCGGGCAATAAACCCTCTTTCTTAAAAGATTCGCCGATTACGGCTGCTGCGCTTAAAGAAGAACTCTTAGTGTCTTTCTTGTCTGACTTGCTTTCTTTCTTACTAACTTCTTGAGCTTGGGTATCAGTCCCAGACTTAATATCTGATTCTGATCCTAATCCCTTAGAGTCATCTTTAGCGTCTTTTCCTGCTACAGCGGAACTTCCTTCCGTGTCTGTAACTTCTGACTTCTTACTCGCTACTACTGCTACTGCTGCTGTTTTCTCTTGTGGCTTTTCAACCTCAATTTCTTGTGGCTCTTTGGTAATCATATCCCCTGAGAAGGGCATACCGCCACCTACTGATAATACTTCTGTCCCTAAAAAGGGTGCTTCTACTTCCTTTGACATTGCAAATATACGGGTTTATTTGTTAATTGTTATGTAATTTTATTAAAAATTTGAAAATAAAGTCGGTGTGTGCCGTTATAAATTATTTTTTGGCCGCCGATTGTTGTGCTTTTTGCGCCTTGATCTCCTTTTCACTGATGTCTAATTCGCGGTGAGTTGCCTCATCGGATAACTTTAACTCTTTCTCACGAAGAGCTATCTCCCTCTCCCTTAAATCAAGCTCTTTTTCCTTTAGGGCAATCTGCTTATCAGCGTTAACACTGTCGGCATTAATCTTATCTAAATGCATCTGCCGCTGTTGCTCAAGTTCCTTGTCCTTGCGTTCGTTAGCATCGTTTACTCCATCTTTATCCACATCCTGAGCAATCATGAATTTATGACTATCAATAGTAACCAGCTCTTTCTTATTCGCCAGCTCCTTGTCCTGCATGATCATCTTAACCTGCGTCCTCATATCCTCAAGCTGCTTCTGCATATCGTTATTCTGCTTCTGCATAGCCATATCCTGCTGATATTTCTCTTGTGCCGCCGCCTCCATCTTTTTCTGCTCGGCTTCAACAATGCTTAATACCTCGCTGGAAGACTTAGATGCCAGTATCTTAATGATAGCAGTCATTGGATATTGATTCTGCATCAAAGCAAGTATGTTCTGCTTCAAATACTCCACAGCCTGTATGTCTGCATAGTCATTCGTGATGAATAAGCCCATTTCAGACCTGTCAAGCATTTCTGAGTCTAATTCAAGCTCAGCTACCGCTCCATCGTCTAAAACCCATCTGAGAGGCTCGTCGTGATTCTTATAGGCTATTCTTGCTGCCTTCAGTAAGTTGTTAAGCGACCTTTCAATAATCTTGCCGTAAGTGGCAAATATTTTCTCTGTCTGATTGCTCGAAGCCGATATATTGGTCTGATTATTCTGCGAAGTAATATAAGGACTAATCTGCCCCAACATACTCGGATTATAGTACATTGAAATGGCAGTCTGATTTTGAAGATACTGAAGATGATTCAGCGTCTTATCAAATTCCATGACCTGCGATAAGTCAATATCTTTTAATATCTGTGGGGATACATTTCCTGCCGCACCAGCTATTTCTTTGAATTGTATTGGTGCAATCTTGGTATATTTAACAGCCTTAAACCATTCTGAAAAAGTATAGCCTTCGGGTATCAAATCCTGAACCATTAAAAAGACCTTGCCTACATCAGTGGCTAACTTCTCTTTTAATCTTGCCTGAGCAATGTCGTAATCAATGTTCCACACCTTTCCAAGATCAACTAAGGCGACGTTTTCTGTATTACCGGACAAGGTGTCCAACTTCTGCCCGACATACGGATGCTTAACGTCAAAGGGGTTGCTAAGGCTCTTATACTGAAATGGTAATCTTCCTTTATCAAAATATAATCCATCTTTTCCGCCAGCCTTGCGACCCTGCCAAATCTCATTAACCCAAATAGTCTTTTCCTCAAAATCTCCTTTCAGTGGATCGAACTCATAATGTTCGTCCCTGTAAAATTTTTGAATCTTTCCACTTACAATCCTTTTAATGGACTTCAGCTTGCGCATACTCCTGAAAGTGATATGAGTCTCCCTAATTGAAGCTCTTTCAAGCTGCTTAACAGGAATACCCATTTTATTTGCCACCTGTGTATATAGTGATGCGATTTCAGATTGCCCACGTCTTGTCTTAAAGTCAGCAGGGAAGTTTTCAGCACCTCCATATTGATAGTCTAATTCAAGAATAACATTGCCCTTAAACTCACCAGATTGCAATAATTGAGAGCTACTTGTTCCAAAAGAAATAAGTTCAGGTATCTTATTTATATCGGATGCCTTTAAAATATCCCCATACCTGTTGAAAAATTCAGGTACTTTAGTATGTTCGACATATTTACAGAACTCCCCGTCCTCACAAAATTCATTATTCTGACTTCCAGACCAAGTAAACCACATAGGATTGACTTGCTCAAAGACAGGTCTATTATGTCTTATTCCAGTGTAGAAATAAGCCTCACCCGTACAGAGTAAATGTTCAAAGTTATTGTCAGTCTTTTCTTTAATCCGAAGTTCACGCATCAGATAATTAGTTAGCTTCCGCGCTTGTATAGAAGAAGGGGATCTATACCCTTTATCCATGTATTCTTTAATGTCGGCAATTCCAGCTTGTATCCTCTTGTCTAAGTCAGCTTGTATTTGCTGCTGATCTTCAGGAGAAAGTTGATAAACATCTTGTATTCCGTATTCAGAAAAGTATTGCTGCGTGATTAACTCTATCTTAGGGTTAATCAACTCTTGCTGCAAGTAATTCTGTATTAATTCAGCGTGAATCCTCTTTTTTTCAGTAATTGCAGCACCGGATGCGTCATAGACCACAGGTTCTAACGGCCTCTTAGACCACTGCCCCCACATTCCTTTGACGATTTGGTTGACAATAGGGTAGTGATGGACATTGTTTAGCCCAATATCTATCTTCTCCTTGTCTAAGTGAACACTGACAATATCCCTATATGCGTCAGTCATGTTGCAACGACCAACCGCTAAATCATAGTTTAATTTATATTTTTCCTGCTTTTTCTTTAAATCAATGTCATTACCACCATGATAGAAATCATAATAGTCCATAACCTCATCCACCCATTTAAAGTTGGACTTAGATTTTTCAGCATAGGAAAGTCTCTGTAATGGAACAAAAGAATCTTCCAATGTTAGAATTGTATTAGTTTACCAAAACTATCTTCTCTCTTTTTCAATACTGAATTGATTATTTCATTTTCTCTCTTTGCTTCCTCGGTTGCGGAAATAGGTGTTTCTATCTCATCCATCAACCATAGTTGAATGATCCGAAAACATGACACATGGTCAAAGTTTCCTAAATCATCGTAGTTTATATATTCATCAAGCCATCTTGGCGAATAAATGTGATCAACATTATATGTCACGGGATTGCCCTGATAGTCATATTCAGAGACTTCATTCATCCACGCCCTTGTTCTTAAGTCAGCAGTATCTATTAACTGTGCCGTAACCCTTACCCCGAACTTAGTCTTCTTGAAATCTCCCTTATAAATTAATCCAAGAGCTACAATAGGTGTCAACTGTAATAAATCTAAGTATCCGTTATTCCTGCAATATGTCAGAAAACCGGGAACGTTATCTTCATACAAAACCCTTGTATTGTAATATTTACATAGTTTAATGACAATCTCATGGATGTCGTCAACATTATTTAGTCTTCCTATATATTCCGCCACTATGGAATTTCTCATTTCGGAAGGATCTTCCAATACATCCGGCATCCCCTTATACACTAAGATAGAAGCTAATGAAGTGCCACCTGCCTCCGATCCTACAACGTCATACCCTATCTTATAGAGCGTTCTGTTGTATCGTGGCTTGGGTTTATTGCCGGGGTGTTCGTAAATAACTATGCAGCTTCGTAAATCGGTCCTTTCATCTATATAATAGGACTTAATGGGTTTTAAACTCATATCTGGCATCCATACAACTCCACCATCTCGATTCCACTCTAATGTGCCAAACTGGGCCTTTGCCTCAAATAGTTTTCTTATCTCAAGTTCAGATTGTCTGCTTCTTAACAGTGCAACGGGGAACTTATTGGTATTTGGATTTAGGAATATTTCAGATATTTTAAGTGGAGAATACATCATCTCCATATCTAATGGAGTGCTACTATCAGCCTTTGCCTTCTCGTTCCTAATGTCAACTAATACATCTAACGCTTCTTCAAGGTTAGTATTTCCGTTTTTATCTTTCAATTCAGTGAAGCAATATGTAGCAGGCAGAAATAATCCTGTATCTCCTGAATTTTCCCAATAGTCTGTAAATGGATAATAATCATACTGATCTGGGTTATACATAAGTTTTTTAAGACCTGCGGAATATTTAACATTTCCGCCTGTACCTATTCCAAACTCCATTCCGAACTTATTGCCGCCTACTTTTAATACACGCTCGTTAGCGCCATGTATTGTTTCTATCTTGTCAAGTTCACCAATTTCCTCTACAAATATCTTCGTACAACGTTTACCTACTGCATCATGAGTATCGTGTCCAAAATTTCCGTGAAATATTTTAGACTTAGATCCCTTTGTTTTCCACTCTCCGTTCTCTTGAACCTTATAGGAATGTTCTATAAACTCACCTTCATTCCAAGTACCTTTGATTTGCTTGAAAAATGGGGATGGAACATAATCATCTACCTCTCCGTAACTGCCTGGCAGGTTTAAAAGTCCATCTTTAATCTTTGAAATAAGATCTGTTGATTTATCCCCATCCGCAGCACCTATGAAAACACCAGACTGAAATTTTTCTTTTTTAGAAGGATCGTAATATTTTAATCCATCAAATGTGAACTCGTGCCCGCCCAATGCTGACAGACTAAAGCTCTTCCCGGCGGCACGTCCTGATAAAAATAAAAGGTTTTTTACAGCATTTTCATACAGTGGTTTTCCACGTGGAACATCATGAGTTCTCTTTAGATACTCAAAGGCTTCTACATATTCTTTATAGCTTCCATCCTTGCGAAGTACGTTGGTGGATGCGTCTAAGTTTCTTTTTTCAAGTACAGTTAATTTAATTAAATTCCCCGACTTGTCTTTTTTCTCTTCCTTCTCATCAAGATATTTTTTGACAAGCCTATGGCAAGTGATGTTTTCATCATCCTCAAATCCTGAAAAACCCTGTGCGGCTAAAATAGCATTGAATACTATCCACTCGTTATCCCTTAATAAAGGTCTGGTATAATATTCATTCTTTTGAACCGGATCTTGCATTTTTATGGTCCACATATTCGTGTACCAATACAAAGGACCAGACATATAACGCCACTTCTCTATATCACTATCAGAGTCATTACCCCAATAGCCTTCTATGCACCTTTTCTTTTGCTCTTTCCAATACTTGATAAATGCAGCCGTTTCCGGATGTATTTCCGGGTGCTCAAAAATAAAATTTGCCGCGTTTTCAATTAAAGGCCAGAGTCTTACATTCTTAAACTCGTTGGCTTTGATCATACCCTATTCTAAATCTGCCCCGACTCTCCTAAGCTCTCTTGCTTGCCACCATACGTTTTTCCTTTTTTCTTGGCAGCTAACATCTTATTTTTAGTGTCTTCGTATCCTTGAAGCACTTTGGGTATCTTTTCCATGATCTTGATAATTTGTTCAGGATCACTTGCTATATCTGTGAATTTTAAATAGGCCTGAAGTTCGTCTAATTTCTGCCCCCAAATAGTAAAGAATATTTCTTCCTTAGTTAAGGCTATTCTTCCATATTCAAGGCATATTTTATCTAAATCAGCCCACTCGAATTTTTTATCTAATAAATAGTTTTCGGCCACTTCTTTCCGCCTTTCCTCTAAATCCATAATCCGGTATAGTTTAGAGTTGGGGTCTTCTGTCATGTAAACAGCCCAAAGCAACTTGGAAGCCTTCTTTTTGCCTCCATGTTCTTTGATGAATTCCCGAATAGAGCCTATATATTCTAACTCTGGATTCTGCTCAAAAATATCTTTACTTGGATCTCCTGTAATTAAACTCATATTATTTTATAACAGAGTATAAGCGGACATTAAAACGTCGCTTATACGGTTGTTAGCAGCAACCTAATACAGCGACTTCCGACCTTCTTCATTTTTCGGTTTAGGTAATGTTTCAAATTCTTCTTTTGTATAAATCTTGTACCCATCAGACTGCAATAACTCAAATCTTTTAGCTGCATATTTCATCGCATTATTGTAGAATGCCATTGCTGCTTTTGGGTCATTGACTGTTGGTTTGCATATATCAGATAGCGTATCAATGTTAT